TTTTGCTGCTGCCACTACACAGGGTGCTGTATCTGCAAGTCAAACGGCTTTCACTGCATCTAATTTAGTTGACCTAATTCACTCTGTAGACGTTGCTTATAGAAATGCGCCATCGGCTGCGTTTATGATGAACGATACTATTTTGAGTGCAGTTAGAAAATTAAACTTAGACAATAGTAACACAACTTTATTCCAGCCATCATTGAGAGATGGAATTCCTGATAGATTGTTAGGTTACAATTTCTTCATCAATAATGATCTTCCATCTACGCAGGCAACTGCCGCAAAGATTGTTTATTTTGGTGATTGGTCGAAGTACATCATTCGCCAGGTTTCAAACAATGTCCTAGTGCCATTGCGCGAGAGATTCATGGATGAGATGGAGTTAGGCTTCTTGCTATACGCGAGATATGACGGTAAATTATTACAAGCTGCTGCAATTAAGCACTTAGCTAATAAGTTGACCTAATAAATAAAAAATGGGATGGGTAGCAATATCCATCCCTCTTTAAAAATTATAACATGGCTTGGAAAATAACTACGCAACCTGCAACGGAAATCTTTACATTACAAGAAGTAAAGGATTATTTAAAAGTTGATGATACAACGGAGGATACTCTTATTACTACTTTATTGCAAAGTGCAAGGCAGGCAGCGGAGCGTTATTTAAATCAGGCATTAATAACTCAAACAATTACAGAGAAATTAAATAAGTTGCAACTAAGTACTATTTATTTATCTGTATCTCCGGTCATATCTGTATCATCTTTTCAATATGCAGATAGCCAAAATACTACACAGACATTTTCAGCTTCAAATTACATTGTAGATACATTCGAAAAACCTGCAAGGCTTTCATTAGCTTACGGTAAAACGTGGCCCACATTGTACGGTAATATTAACGATGTTACCATTACCTATACTGCTGGATATGGCTCCGATGCTTCTTCAGTGCCAGGGCAAATAAAGCAAGCTATCTTATTAATGATAACAGATGCTTATGATAATAGACAGGATTATGTCAAGAAATTACCTACAGCATCTGAATATTTATTAGACCAATATCGAGTACAACTTTTCTAATGAAGTATAACAAGAACGAAGTTACGGGTAAAATGAGGGATAGAATTATCCTTCAAAACGTTAACCGGTCACGGAGTTTAACAGGTTTTGCTTCTGAAAGTTGGGCAGATGTTGCTACTATTTGGGCGTTTGCAGAAAGCAAGTTGCCAGGATCAAACGAGACAATTATAGAGGGTAAAAATACTGCAAAGAATATTTGTGATTTTACCATCCGTTATATTTCATCCATTACCGAGGAATCTCGCGTAGTTTGGGGTGATAAGTTATATCAAGTTAAGAATTTAAAAGTTAGTCACGATAGAAGGTTTATTTCCTTCCAGGGTGTGTTCTATGATTCTTACATCCTTACAGGTGTAAACATCGCTGCCTCTGTTACAGGCATTGCGACTACTTCGGCTAATCTTAAATTAATAATGTCTGTTATTGGACAGGCTAATGCCATTGCCTCTACTATTGGTGAAATTGTTACAGCTCAACAAGGACTTGTCGAGGTGGCTTCCTCTGTTGTAGCAAATGGCACATCTACGGCAAATGTAACAAAGGTTATATCTATTGATAGTAGTATAGCAGCAAGTGCTAATGTTAGCGCAGCAGTTACTATTGTTCAAAATATTTCATCAAGTGTAAATGCAAATGCTAATATTTCTGCTGATTTAAAGTTAAGTAAAACTTTAGTATCAAGCGTTAACGCTAACGCAACGGCAACAAGTATATTAGATGTCGTTACACAGGGAATTGTATTAGTTGATTCCTCTGTTACTGCAACTGGTACACCTACAGCAAACCTATTAAGAATAGCTACATTAGCAAGTAGCCCAACTACGGCCGCTGATACCACAGCAACGGCAAGCCTAACCAAAGTACTTGAAGCAAGTGCAACGGCAACAGCTCAAACCAACGCAAGCGCACAAATTACTATTCCCGTGAATGCTTCGGCTACGGCTACGGCAAATACATCTGCTGATGCCCAACTAAGTTACACGGTTAACGCTGCGGCTAATGCTACGGCTCAAACAAGTGCAGATGCAAATATTGTAAGAATAATATCAGCAAGCGCAACGGCAACGGCTAATTCATCTGCTGAAGCTTCATTTGGCGTTACCTTTGCGGCAAATGTCACGGGAACAGCAATCGTGGATAATGCAACGATAGCACGCGCGGCAACCATGGTAGCAAGTGTCACAGGACAGGCAAATGTCACAGGCGCAACACTTACAACGGTAGACAATGTAGCGGCAAGTGTAAACGCAGCGGCAACGGTAACAAATGCGACTTTAGATGTTGGAGCGGCTACTGTTCAAGTAAATTATTTAATTCTTGCAGCTGGTGGAGGCGGTGGTGGTTATTGGGGCGGCGGCGGTGGAGCTGGTGGGTATTTAGAATCTACTTTTAATCTAACGAAAAATATAGCTCATTCTATAACGGTTGGACAACCTGGGGCATTTGCTACAAATGGAGGTAATTCTATTTTATCCAACCTAACATCATTAGGCGGAGGCAGAGGAGGTGTTGGCGGTGGCTCAGGAAGTTTAAGATTAGCTTTAACAGGTGGTTCTGGAGGAGGCGGTGGGTCAGCTATTAATGGCGGCAATTCATTGAACGGAGCATCTGGAACAAGTGGACAGGGAAATGCTGGAGGAAATAGCGCAGGTGCAACTGGAACATTTGCTTCTGCTGGCGGTGGAGGCGCAGGTGGAGCTGGAGTTACACCAGCAACTACTTCGTCAAGTGGAGGTAATGGTGGTGCTGGAGTAGAATCAAATATAACTGGCTCTTTAGTTAAAAGAGGCGGAGGCGGTGGAGGTGCAGCTGCATCTACTGTAAGCGCAGGAAGCAATATATTTGGTGGCGGTTTAGGAAGTACACAAAGTTTGACAACGGGTGACGTAATAACCGCTGGTTCAAATGGAACACAATTTACAGGCGGTGGCGGTGGAGGCGGTGGACCAACATCAAATAATTCTGGATATTTAGGCGGCTCGGGTGTTGTTGTAATTAAAATACCTCAAGCAAATTCCGCTTCATTTAGCGTAGGTGTATCAGGAATAACTCCAGTAGTATCTGGAGGATTTAAAATTTATACTATCACGGCTGCTGGCGTTAGTGACACAGTAACTTTTAGTTAAAATATATAACATGGCACATTATGTAATTCTTGATGAAAATAATTTTGTTATCAATGGTCATGTTGGTAGAGATGAAGATGATATTGTTTTAAATGAAAATGGAAATCCTATTGACTGGGAAATTTATTATGGAGCAAAACGCACATCTTACAACACTCGTGGCGGCATACATTATCAAGCAGATAACAATACACCTTCCATTGACCAAAGCAAGGCTTTTAGAAAAAACTATGCAGGTATTGGTTATTATTACGATAGCATCCGCGACGCATTCATTCCCCCTAAGCCTTTTCCCTCATGGATATTGAACGAGAACACTTGCTTATGGGATAGTCCAGTGCTTTATCCAAGTGATGGGAAGATGTACACATGGAATGAGGATATTTTAAATTGGCAAGAAATAAATTTTTAACGTTAAAAACTATAAATCATGGCAGCTTTTTCAAATTACATGGAAGACGCAATAACTGGATGGATAAATGGTACGACTTTTCCAGCCGCTCCGACAAATACGTTTGTTCAGTTGTATAGTCAAGACCCTACCGATGCAGGTTCAGCTACAGGTGCATTGTATACGCGTGTTACTTACGCAGCAGGTGGATGGACAAGGGGCACAGGTGGTGCAGGGACATTAACAAATACAAATGCTATAACTATTACTCCGAGTGCTGGTTCTGCTGCAACGGCTTCACACTTTGCAGTTTTTGATGCAAGCACGGCAGGTAATTTAATATTTCATGGTTCTTTATCAGCATCAAAAAGTATAGCGATTGGTGATGAAGTGAAATTTAACGCTTCACAGCTTACATTGACTGTAGCTTAAAAACATTCCTGCCCTGAAATATGGGCAGGATAAAAATAATATATCATGTTTATCTCACAGGCAAAGTTAAATAAGCTTAGAAAACTACAGGGTAAAACCACTAAAAGGGGTAAGCCATTGGCTATTTCTAATTTTGCAGAAAGTGTTGTTGAACTTGATAATATTATGCAACAAATTACTATTGTAAAAAGGAATGAAATTACAAAAGCCGCAGAGCCTATTGCATTAGAAGCTTATAAAAATCATGTAGAAATATCTGTTGAGCCGCATAAATTTTACGTTAAAGGTAAAGGTGTTAAGTATAATATAATGCCTGGTAATTTGCGTCGTTCAATACAAATTGTAAGTGATGCCAAAAACTTTAAATATTTAACATCTGCTATCGGGCCATTATATAAAGATGCTGGGAAAGGTGCTACTTTAAATAGTGATTCAAAAACAGATGGATTTTACGCCCACATGATTTATGGAAGTACAAAGGCATGGATAAAAAGAGTTAAAAATATAGCTGAAAGATCTGCGCAAATGGCAGTAATAAATAAGATGTCATCTGAAGCTATAGTGATGGCTAAACAACATCCTCGTAAATTTTGGGAAATATGATAGGCAAATTAATTTATAATAGATTATCTACAAATGGTGCAATATTAGCTTATGTTGGCACAAAGATATATCCAGACATTGTTCCTCAAAACGTACAATATCCATTTGTGGTATATACTATTGTAAATAGCCTACCTGTTGATTTTAAGGATGGTCAAAGTAACTTGGAGGAGATTACACTACAAATAGATGTTTATACTCAAAGTTACGACGATACGCAGGATTTATCTAACCTCATTAGAAATAGGTTAGATAGATTTGTTGGTACAGTCGAAGGTGTTGAAGTGCAAAGTATAAAGTATATGTCAGCTACATCGCAAGTGTTTAACGCGGAATTATCCGTATATTGGATGAGTATTGATTTCATGATAAAAATGAAAAGATGAAACTAAGACTTTTAAAAGAATGGAATGGAAAGGAGGCAGGTAAAGTAGGCGTATTTTTATCAGAGTATGGAGAACAAATGATAAAAGATGGCATTGCAGAACTACTTGACGAAGACTTTGTCGTTGAACAAATGCCACAAAAGCAGGAAGTTCAGCAAGATCCAATCTATATTCCTATTCCAGTGCCTAACTCATATTTTAGTGACGAGGCAAATGAAGAAAAAATTACTAAACAAAAAAATAAATAACCATGCCAACTACAGGAATAATTAATGGTACGTTGATGAGGCTTTATAAAGATAGTACAGCTATCGGTTATGCTACATCATGCCAAATGAATATTTCATCTGCTATGCGTGAAATTCTTACCAAAGATTCAGCATCGGGCGGATGGAGAGAAGTAAAAAAGGGTCAACTTTCTGGCACACTTTCAACAGAGGCGTTATATGCGGGGCCGGGAGATGCTTCTACAAATTACCTGTTTGATGATTTATTTACCGATTTAATAGCCGGTACAGAACTAACTATTAAATTTACTACCGACGTTGTGGGAGACAATGTGTTTACTATGAAAGCTATTTGTACATCATTAGACTTGAACGCTGGGGTAGAAGAGAATGTTAGCTATTCAGCATCATTTGAAGTTACAGGAGCTATCGCAAAAACTACTAAAGCATAATTTTAAATCCTAACACATGAAAACAATAACAATAGCCAACACATCCATACCGATTAAATTTGGTATGTATGTGTTAGGTACATTTCTAAGGGAGAGGAAGCTAAAACTTAGTGACCTTTCCCTTTTAGGA